AGCCAGATTTTGGGGAGGTTCAGGTAGATCAACTTCTTGACGTTGCAAAATTGTATAAGCAAGGAATGCAAGTTAATCTTAATACTGCTTTTGCAGAGGCTACGCTTGAGAACCTTTTGGTTGCTATTGCAGCACCATCAGCTGATTATAATGAAAGCACAACACTTGACAATCCAATGGATAGTGGACCTGCATCAACAGCATCCGTGCTTGAAATGACTTCAGGAGCTATTGGCGAATGTCCAGTAGAAAGAGGTCTTGTTGCAGTTGGACCAGGCACAGGAGACTGTGACCCAGGAGCATACATTGAGCGCATTTATGTTGCTTACCGTGCTCTGTCTATTGACAGTGTGACTGTATCAGCAAAAAGAGATGAAGCTTCTATGTTTGAAGTTTCATTCCGTTTGCTTCCGGCAAACAGCGGTTCTTATGGAAAAATTGTTGATAGAACGATTAACTCTACGACCTGATAAAACATAATAATAACTGAATAGTCAGCAGCCCCTAGTGCGTTTTGCACGGGGGCTGTTGTCATTTTCCACCGTTATTTTCCTGGGGTAGCTATGATATACTTTACCTATTAAATACCAGAAAGGGTAAAAAATGGCCACAAGCGTATATGAAACAACAGAAATCGAACTTATGGATGGTACAAAGATTAAGGTACGACCACTAAAGATTTCTCTTCTCAGAGAGTTTATGAAGAAGTTCGAAAGCATTGCAAAGGTAGCAGAAGACAACAGCAAGTCAATGGATATTCTTATAGATTGTGTTCAGATTGCAATGAAGCAATACTCACCAGAGCTGGCTACAGATCGTGAAAAACTAGAAGATGTGATAGACCTTCCAAACGTCTACAAAGTAGTAGAAGCAGCATCGGGAATTAAGTTTGATGACGAGGGAAACGTAGCGGCGACGGCGATTCGTGGTCTGAGCTAGATCTTGTAAAGATAGAGTCCGAAGTGTTTCTTTTGGGAATATGGAAAGACTTTCAAGACATAGAAGACAGCCTCTGCATGGCAGAGTTAACAGTAATCCTCGTCGCTAAAAGAGAAAAAGAATATGAAGATAAAAAATTTCTCGCAGCCTTAAAGGGAATAAACCTGGATGGCGAAAGCTCTCAAAAGGGGCAAAAAGAGTGGGAAGATATGAAGTCTAGAGTATTTACTGGAGGATCAGCAAAAGACTCTAACGACATAACCTCATTGCAAGGTCAGAATGCAGCTAAAGCTGGTTTTGGAATAAAGAACGGCTTGGAGTATGATTCATCAAACACCTCTAAGAATCCTATGAGATAATGGTATAATTCACTAGAGGTGATAGTTCATGGCTAACGACGTAAATGCTAATATTAACATAGGGGTTGACTCTACTCAAGCCCTTGCATCACTGAGGTCTTTGCAAAGCCAAATATCCACTTTCAACAAGTCCGTAATAGCAAGCAACGCATCCGCTATCGCAGCCCAGAAAGGGGCGGTGGCTGGACTTGCGGCCCAAATAGGGGCAACAAAACAGTTCTCGACATCAATAGTAAACGTCGAATCTAGCGTATCTCGGCTGGGTAGGTCCATAGACTCAAACAGACTCTCCCTTGGACAATACTTTAGGTATGGAATTGCCTCAAGTAAAACTTTTGGGAGTGTGTTTAAAAAAGAACACATAGAGATGACTGCTGTCGCGTCCTCAAGAGTAAAAGCCCTTCAAACTCAATACATTGCTTTGGCGGCTTCCCAAAATGGATTAACCAAGTCCATGGCAGTAAGACCTTTAAATCTATTTAACGCATCTACAGCAATAGCAACCCAGAGACAGATATTATTTGGAAAAATGCTTAGAGATGGATCGACCTCATTAGTTAACTTTGGTAAAAATACTCAGTGGGCTGGTAGGCAGTTGATGGTTGGATTTACCGTTCCTTTGACAATTTTTGGAGGAATAGCTGGAAAAATCTTCATGGACTTAGAAAAGCAGATAGTTAATTTTAGAAGAGTGTATGGAGATGCCACAACACCGCTAGAAGAAACTAACGGAATGATCGAGCAGATAAAAGAGCTTGGTTCTGAGTTTACGAAGTACGGCATTGCTGTAAAGGACACGATGAAGCTTGCCGGAGACGCCGCCGCCGCAGGTGCGTCAGGAGACGACTTAGTGGCTCAGACCGTCGGTGCCACGCGTCTTTCAACTCTTGGTATGATAGATCAGCAGCAGGCATTGACGGCTACGATTGCCCTCCAGTCTGCGTTTAAACTAAGCTCTGACGAGCTTAATGAATCTGTAAACTTCTTGAACGCAGTAGAGAACCAAACTGTTTTGTCTCTTGATGACGTCACGGTTGCGATTCCAAAAGTGGCTACCATTATCAAGGGGCTTGGCGGAGATGTTCAGGACCTATCAGTCTTCCTGGCGGCAATGCGCGAAGGTGGGGTTAATGCTGCAGAGGGAGCAAACGCACTGAAGTCAGGTCTTGCCTCTTTAATTAACCCTACAAAAGGAGCAAGAGAACAGCTTGAAGCGGTAGGAATAAACATCGACTCAATTATTAACGCCAATAAAGGGGACATTAGAGGGATGGTAATGTCTTTTGGGGAAGCTCTGGGAACTTTAGATAAATTCTCAAAGCAGCAAACACTTGCAAAGGTTTTTGGAAAGTTTCAGTTTGCAAGACTTGGGGCACTGTTTGAAAACATAAACGAAGATGGATCTCAAGCACAGAGGGTAATTGACCTTACTGGTCAAAGCGTTGAAGAGTTAGCTGAACTTGCAGATAAAGAGCTTGGAGCCATCGAGGATTCCATTGGTGTAAAGTTTACAGGAGCCCTAGAAAGACTAAAGCTTGCAATCGCCCCAATTGGAGAGATGTTTCTAAGAATTGCAACCCCAATAATTGAAGTGGTAACAAGGCTTTTGAGTAAGTTTGACGATCTTAGTCCAGGAGTCAAGACTTTTATTACCGTTCTTGTGGCAGGGGTAGGAATAGTTGTCCCATCAGTAATTATGCTAATTGGTCTGTTTGCTAACTTTATTGGTCAAGCTATAAAGGGTGCTGCTATGTTCAACAACTTCTTTAATAGAATTCGGGGTGGAGGATCAGATTTGAAGTATTTGTCTTCTGCAGAACTTGATGCAGCCGCAGCTGCCGCTTCTCTAGAAGGAAAAACAACAAGCCTGACCAATGCACTAAACTTACAGAAAACTTCCGTAATGAACCTTTCGAGAGCCTATCAAAACTATGCGGCAAGTGCAATGTCCACAGCAGCGATTATTCCCAGAGGTTTCGCTGGTGGCACAGCGGGGGCAGCTCCAAGAAGGATGGCAACTGGAGGAGTTGTGGGGGGAACGGGAAACAGAGACACCGAACCAGCACTTCTTACCCCAGGAGAGTTTGTAATTAATGCAGAATCTTCTAAAAAGTTCGGACCACTGCTCACATCCATTAACGAGGGTGACGTTGGAATGTTCAATGAGGGAAAAACTTCTGGGAAAAAGTTATTCAGTGTGGGTGGACAAAGCATACCTTTGAACGTATCGGGATCGACCGAATTGGCAATTAACCGTAGGATTTCAGAGGCAGCCAGCTTGGGAGAGTCAGCCTTAGAAGCACTTGCCAGGGAGCTGATGAAGTTAGTTAATGAGGTAAGTCTTCTTACTCCACAGGTAGATAGTGCCCTGAGAGCGGCACCAGAGCTAAGTGGAATGAGATCCATAAAAGACAAAAATTATTCGGCACCAGAGTTTATAAGAAAACAAACTGCAGGCCTAGGATGGGAATCAAAATCTAAAGAGATAGAGGCAATACAGTCAAGAGTTGCTCAAAAGTGGAACCAGTACGGGGGGGCTACGGAAAAACAGCTAGGAAATATGGCTTCCGTCCAAGCCTCTCACTTAACAAAGATGGAGGACAGCTTTGGGGGCAAGATTTGGTCACCAAAAAACCTGACCCCAGACCTGGGAGCTATAAACAACTACCTTAACAGAGTAGAGTCAATGACACTAGACACTGCCAACGGTTCTGAGGTAATGAGCGAGCTAGTAAAAGCAACAGGTATGGAGTATCAAGAAGTGTTGTCGGAAGTCCAGCGCCTCCAACAGGGAATTCACCCACAAACAAGGGAATCTTTCGAGGTTTTAGATGCCTTGGCAGGACTAGATGAGCAATACTCTTTGCAGGAAATACAAGCAAGAGAGCAAACAGGTTTGTCACAAAAAAGAACAGGACAAATGAAGAATGCTTTGGGGGTAAACGCCGCCAGCGGAAGTCAGGCATCAGCCGCGCTAGCTACAACTCAGGTAAGGCTTGCCGATAACTCATCATCGTCTTACATTAACACGATGAAACAACGAGCTTATCGTGAAGCAGAAGATGTAACTCAAGGTGCTGTCGATGGTGGGAGAAGTGGGCAAGGGTCGAATTCTCCATCAAAAAAGATGAAGGTAGTGGGTGAAGAATTTGTTGATGGGTGGGTTTCAGGAGTAGCTGGCAGCAAAGGGGAAGCGGTACGGGCCTCTCAAGCAATGTCAGAGTCTGCAGTTCAGGCAGCAAGATCAGGACAACTCAGCATTCTCGACATAAATAATAGTCCAGTACAGGGAGAGCTTTTCAGCACATCAGGTATGCAGGGTTCTGGAGATGGGTTTGTTCCAAATGTAAACGGTCCAAGACAGGGTGACCAGGGGAGAATTCATAACATAGAACAGGCACACGGGGCTGCCATAGAACAAAATACGAAAAATGTTTTAAAATCTTCAGTTGCGGCAGAGTCGTTAGGAAAAGAACAGTCGAAGCTTAGGGGTGTTTCTTCAAAATTTGGAAAGACATTGACTTCAGGAGGATTAAAAGTAAATGGAGCAATGGGGGCTGTTAGTGGAATGGCTTTTGCTGCATCCATGATGGGGGGAGGAATGGGAGAGTTTGCTCAAAAAATAATGCCAGCAGTCTTTGGTCTACAAGGAGTTGTTATGGCTTTGCCAATGCTAAAAGGAGCGTTGCTTCTGCTAGCAAACCCCATAGGGTTGGCTGTAGCAGCTTTTGTTGCAGTGGGAGCAGTGGGTTTTTTGCTAAAAAAGGGAATGGACAATACCATAGCAGCCGGTAAAGAGATGGCAAAGTCTATGACCATTGCAAAAGATGAAATAGACTCCTTGGCAGGATACTTTAAAAACAATGTTAGAGATTTAAATAAAAAAGGAAATATTTCTGAAATTGAAGGATTGACCCCAGAGTCACTTGATCAGGGAAGAGAGTTTGTTCAAAGCGACTTTGGTAAAGAGTTTGTTGAGGGAGCTAGGAAATCTTTTGAAACGAATGCTTCTGGTTTTGCTAGAAATCTTTCAAATCAGCTTGCCGTGGCAGTGATTAACAATGCTGTAACTCCAGAACAAGCAAATGCAATTGCCGCTGGTGTAGCAGAAGCTTTGGACAAGTCAGAGCTGACAGCAAACATTATAGGGCAGCTAGGGATAATTTTAGATCCCGTTGGAAATGATATAACAAACTCTCCCCTACAGATAATCGCACAAATTACTGCAAACGTTGAAGCAGATGAAGATTACTTAAAGTCTCAAGCAGAAAAAGCTGGTAAGTCCTATGGAGATTCTTTCTGGGATAACGTCTTCAACTTCGGATCTTGGTATTCTGGAGAATACGATGAAATGATTAATACTAGCGTTGCTTACTACGACTCTTTAATTGCAAACAGTAGCACTCTGGCCAATGTAGCTAAAAATGAACTTGCAGCCCAAGATGAAAAAATTAAAAAAATAAAAGACCAGCTCAAAAAAGAAAAAGACATAGAGGAGCAGAAAAAACTCCAAGGTAAATTGCAAGCCGCGAGAGATCAAAAAGACTTGATCGCTGCAGAACAAAAAGCAATTATGGACGAAAGAAGGAAAACAGCTGTAGATTATATGTCTTCTAGGGAAGATGCTGAACTTAATGCCGTTTCCCACGCGGCGAGACAAACTATAGAAGCTCAAGCTCCAGGTCTTGATGCAACTTCTGCAGCATATTCAGCAAGGACTGCATTAGCTGCAAGAAGAAAAGAAGATGGAGAAGATCTTTCATTTGCAGAATCAAGGAAATCCGTACGCTCTTTAGAGTTTGATATTCAAGTGGGAAATATTGATGCGATGTCATACAAAATAATGAATGATCTAATTTTAGAGGGGGGAGGTGCTGAATCAGCTGCATCAAAAACCATGGGATTAATATTTGATTTACAAACACAAGGAGATGTAGGCGAAGCAAATGAAATTATAACACTGTACACATCTATGACAGAAAAGCAAAAAATAGAATTTGATGTCGTTGTAAATACTACAGGAAAAAAACCAGAAGATATTGTTGCATATGCTAAATTCCTAAAAGAACTTCCAGATAGCATTCCAGACTCAATAAGAGCCGAAATAATTGTCACTGCAGAAGAAATGTCAACAGAAGAGTTAGGGGATCTTACTTTAGTTCTTGGTCAAATAGGATCTTTACCAGAAATATTAAAAAAGATAATAAATGTTGAGTCTATAGGAGAAGATGGTCTGAAAAAAATGACAGACGCATACTCAATGTTTCAAAATAAAAAAAATGCTAAAAAACAAGCAGAAGTCGCCTTCGGAACAACCGATCCAAAAACCATAGCAAGCAACCTTGATGCAATGGGGCTAAGTCTTCAGGAGTTTGCTAAAAAACCATCTTCTTTTAAAATGGCAATCATGGCAGTTGCAACTCTAGAGCTGATACCGCCAAAATTTGTGACTGAGGAGGGGCGAACCGCAGCAGCAGAATGGGTGGCAAATGAAAGAGCGAGGCTTATAGCGTCGACGAGTGAAACCCTTAAAGTTACTCCAACAAAGAATAACATAGAAGACGATAATAAACCTGATGACGATGGTGAAAAAGGCAGCAGTCCTGCAAAGTCTTTCTTCCAACAACTTCTTGATGATACAAAAGCAGACCTTGCTCTTTTCCCAAAAATGCTAAACAAGCTTAAAGGAAAAGGAATTCCAGAGCAAATAATTGACATGATTGGCGGAGGAGAAGAAGGACTTAAGAAAGCAAAAGAACTTCTCAACGTAAGCAAGAAACAACTAAAAGATCTAATCACCAGCTTTAATAAAAACCTGGTAAACGAAGCAATTAAGGCATCCAGAGTAGAAAAAAATAGAAAAAAACAAAAGAACCAAGCAATCGATATTCTCATGGCGAGAGGGATGTCTAGCGAAGACGCTGTTGGGTTTGCCTCCGATGCAGGAAGAGTCCAAGAACTTCTGACAGCAGAACTAGACAAAACAGGAAAGGCTACCAAAAAGGTTGTCAGAGCCTACGAGTCAATGAAAGACGTACCAGAATACTTAGATCCAATAGAAAAAAAACTCAAAGATATTAACGATGTATACAAAGCATCGATGCTTCCTCTTCAGGAAAAAATTGACAAGCAGCAAGATATAGTTGATGCAATACAAGAAGAGTTAGATGCTCTTAAAAAAATAAACGACACTGATCAAAAGAAAACAAGGTCTCTTGAACGTCAAAAAGAAATGATTCAGAGACAAATAGAGGATCATGAAAGAATAAACGAACTAGATCAAAGAAAAATAGACACACTGCAAAGACAAGACGAATTAAGAAATCGTGAAGCAAGTGCTATGGGCCATGAGCTAGAAGTTCTTTCTGACATGGAAAAAAAGATTCGTGAAACATATGCGGAAAGAATTGATGCATTAGGAAAGGTATCGAGCCTAAACAATAACATCGTGCAACAGCAAAAGGATCAACTTGGAGTGTCTCAGGCCTTGGCAGAAGGAGATATTTACGCCGCCACTATCGCCGTACAACAGATGAGGCAGAATCAAGTTAAGGCAGCACAGCAACAAACAAGGGGTGCCTTAAATCAGTCAATGGAAAGTTCTGTTGATAGTCTTAAAACAAGCGGCGGCTTGACAAGAGACGAGGCAGAAGAAAGAATTAAGCAGATAAAAGAACAGTCTTACCAAACCTCATTGCTCATCAGGGATGTCGAAGATAAAATATTTAGTAACAACCTGCTTCTAATTCCTCTAAAGGATCAGCTATTGTTAAGGGATAGAGAGATACGAAACATTGCAGATGTCATTTACAACAGAGAGACACAAATACTTAAGATAGAAGAGAGCAAGCTCGAACCAGCCGAAAAACTGCTGAAAAGTTACTCAGAGCAAGCACAAGAAAAGAAAAAGCAACTTGACATAGACTCAGGATTAATTGATGGGGCAAACCTGTTGTCAGAAATGACAGATGATCAAATTGAAAGAGCTGGTCTTTTAGGATCTGCTTGGTATGAAGTGGGGAAGCAGATTGATCAAGCCATGAAGCTAGCAGCAAGGCAAAAGGTAGAGCTAAACAACGTCAAGCCAATGGACAAAACAAAGAAGAACTATGACTCAAAAATAGCCCAACATAACCGAAAGATAGAGAGAATAGATAAAAGATTAGATTCAACCGTGGACGCAATCCTAGGTTCAGGACAGGATGCACTTAACAAGAATATGGGTGGGAGAATTATGAACAAGGTTGCTGGAAGCATCCCTGGTTCTGGAGGAAGAGACTCTATAAGTGCAATGCTGACACCAGGAGAGTTTGTTGTTCGTAAGTCTATGGTGGAAAAGTATGGAGCCCCAATGCTTAAGGCAATAAATCAAGGATCGTTTGTCATGCCAAAATATAGCTCAGGTCCAGATACCCCTAGCATTAGCAAAAAGGGTGGTGCATCTACAAGCATTAACGCTCCAGTGTATAATAACTTTAGCGTCAGTGTGAGCGCAACAACGAACGCCAACGCTGACGACATAGCAAACAAGGCTGTCATGAAAATTAAACAAATGCAGAATATGCAAGTGAGGAGCAGTCGTGGCTAGTAGTGGTTACATGTCTGGAAGAAAAGGGTACTTAAAAGGGGCGAGCCGCCCACAAGCAATCCTTCTGTCAAACAACCCAGGAACGCTTGACGGTGGTCAGTATGTACCAACAGGCATTGAGGGGGAAGATTTCATCATACTTACCGATGGAAATAGATCAGAAATATCCATAACACCTCAAAGAATTGAGTCCCGACAAAGAATGGTAAACGGAAACATGCGTTCGTACTGGACAGCAGATAAGCTAAACCTGTCCACCTCCTGGGCGAGAATACCATCTAGGGCATTTTCTGGAGAAGTTTCCTTTGACAACACCACTGGTCAAGTGGTTGAAGATGCATCGACATATTCAATGTATACAGTTGATGGAGGTGCTGGTGGTGTTGACATTCTGTCTTGGTATGAAGATCATACTGGACCGTTTTATGTTTTTCTTGCATATGACAAGTTTAGGGTTAATGGAGTGGAAAACTTTAATAGGCTTGGGGGGTACAATCAAGTGTTAAAAATGTTCATATCTTCCCTTGACTACACTATCGAAAAAAGAGGCGGAACTTGGTCAAGCGGGGGGACTTCAACTGGATTTGACTTCTGGAACATCAACCTATCCTTGGAAGAAGTTTAATGTTTAAATCGGAAGAGCTTGCCAATCACTTAAAGACATCAGATACTGTTCAGGTGGAATCGGCGGTATATGCTGAGTGGAACATGAATCATCCTGATAACATCGCTAGGCTTGGAAACTACAGATACAGGCCAACGTACACCGCATCTCAATACTACTTGCTCCCAATGAGCTATGACTCATCAGACATTGGAAATTACTATACTGGAGCAACTGACGCAGATGTTGCCATTAGCAGTGGATTTGACGATGACGATCAACCAACTCTGTTTATCTCACAAAAAGAAAAAATGAAACTTCTATATTCACTTGAAGAGTGCATAAAGCCCCACAGACCAAGGTCTGGAATAAACAAGCCTTTGTACCTTGGAAGTTCCGGCAGCTCCTATGAATCTTCTCAATACATCACAAACCCATCTCCAATAAACAAGGAAACGGGGGTACAAGAGGTAAATCAATCTTACATAGTCAGAAGACCTAGATACTACATGTCTCACAAAGATGACTTGTTTAAATATTGGACATCCTATAGAACTGAGTATGGACTTCCCACCCCAAGAATAGGTGAGTCGGATGCTGCGACTTTAAGGCAGGTAGAGCGGGGAATATCCTTTACAGACAACAATACCCACTATATAGAAGATGCAGTCCCATTTGTCGTCTATAAGGATCGGGTACCATCAAACAAGATAGTCATAAAGGTTCAAACAAACGTCGGAGACATAGATCTTGGAAACTTGAGATATGGTGATGAATCAATACCCGATCCAATGTATGGAGATTTAAATAAGACTACCCCAACATCATGGAGAATTGAAAAACTAAATCAGGATAGTAGTTGGGAAGAAATAGAAAGCTTTGGAGCAAACTCTTCGAGAGATGACGGCTCCGCGATCCTGGGACCAGACGGGATATTAGAGGTTTCCTATGGACTAAACGTACCAGAAGAATATCAGGAAATTTTTATATTTGCAGATACAATTTCTAGCAGCACCCTTCTTCCAAGCAGTGCCCCAGAGGGCTACTCTTATTTGGTAAAAGAGACAGATCACGAACTGGGAATGATGTATGTTTATATAAACTCTCTGTGGGAGAGCTTTGCCCCAGATTACTCCTGGAAGGTTTCAAGCGAAGGGATAAACTACAACAGCAAGTTTGTGAGTAATGCCTCAAACCCAGATTACTTTTTTGATTCTAATGGTGTAAAAAAGTTTAGGGAGTTTGAATGGATAGGGGGAATAAGAATTGTTGTTCAGACAATGAACAAAAATAACTGTACCTTTGACCTGATTGAGTTTTCTCCAAGACTTCTTGTTGACATTAGTGATTCTGTTTCCTCTTTTTCAATTACAAAAACAATGTCAGATTTAGGAAACAGCTCTTTGCCAGTAAGTGGGCTGTCCGTTTCAACAGGTTCCTTGGAAATTTTCGACGTTGACTTTTCTTTTAACCAAAACAATAACTTTGACTTTGACTTAAATACGGGAAGCATTCTTTCCCCCTACCTAGACATGCCCATAAAGTTTTTGTTCTATGACATCACAAAAAATGTAAACGGAACAGATTACTTTATTCCGGTAAAGAGTATGTATTCAGAATCTTTTCCTCAGGTAACAGGATCAGCTGCGACCGTTGATATTCAGCTAAGAGACTTGTTCTTTCTTCTTGAATCAATGCCAGCCCCTGAAATACTTCTTACCGACATCTCTTTGAGCTCAGCCATAACCGTCCTGCTTGACTTTGCGGGTTTCTCAAATTACAACTTTAAGAGAGTTGCAGGTTATCCAGAAATAATAATTCCTTTTTTCTTTGTTGAGCCGAATCAAAACATTGCAGAGATATTGCAAAAGTTGGCGGTGGCCAGCCAGTCAGCAATGTTTTTTGATGAATACAACAATTTAATAATTATGTCAAAAGAATACCTACTACCCAACACGGAAGAAGAAAGGGCAACTGACAACACCCTTTATGGACAAGTTGAGGGGGATAACCTTCCGAACATTATAAATCTGTCAGCACAAGACAAGCTGGTTTACAATGATGGTCAGGTTAACTACACAACTAGATACATTCAAAGGTCTATTGGGTCTACTCAAACGGCACAGAAGATTGATCAGTATAAACAGTTTGTGTACAAGCCCGTTCTTTTGTGGGAAGTTCAGGGGAGAGAATCAAGGCAAACCCTCAACCAGATAGGGGCACAGAATGCAGGATACACCCTGGGGGCGGTACCATTAAACTCAGACCTATCAGAAGATCTCCCCTACGTCCTTGGAAACATCATATACAATGACATTATTGACGTTGGGGAAAATGTGTATTGGATTCCATCATATTCAGGATACTTTTATGCTAGTGGAGAGATTATTAGATTTGAGTCAATAGAGTATGCCGTATCAGGACAAGCAAGCCCTGTATGGATAAATAATAATCAAGAGTATCAAAACTATATGTCTGCACTCACGTTTAATGGGAAGATGTATCCAACAGGAAACGTAAGAATCTACACAAAGCCGGGTTATGAGCTTGTGGATGGGGTGTCCAGCATGACGGATGGAGTGATTGTTAATAACGGCAGGGGTCAGTTTGGGACACCAGTTGCATCTCACAATGCTGGATTAATCAATGACAACTATTGGACAAATAATGATTATGTCCGTGGCTGTATTATGGATGCATCAAAGTACTTGTTTACCACTGGATCTTACATAGATTATCCTTCAGGACTTTCTCAAGGGGTTGCCGGAAAGATCAAGAATGAACCTTACCTTGACGCAGACATCCTTTCACAATCATCAACCAGGAACGGAGTAATTAAAAACTTTCTTGCAGATAGATATGCTACAGAAGAAGAGATAAACTACTATAAAACAACGGGACCAGGAACAGTTCAAACCTCTGCCCTAATACTCAAAGGTCCAAGGTTTGATGAAAGCTTTGCTCCATCTTCCTTTGTATCCTACATCTACAAAGACTTTGTTGATCAAGATGGCCAGGCAGTTCCATACAAGCACTTTGGGACAAGAATGAGGATAATTGGAAAGGTGGAGTCTGGAACTAATAATTCTCAAACACCCATAGGTGGGTATCCGATGTTTGAGGGGGTGTCCGGTGGACATCTGTATGAATCCTCCGGATCGATATCACAAACTTCACCAGAACAGCAGATAAAAATTTATGGAGGATCTGGTGGGGTCGGATTTGGAATAAACAAGACAACAAATAATGGATATTTTTTTGAGATTGTAGCTCTTACGGCAGATAATGTTGATTCCTATGCTTCAAACAACAGCTCTGGAGTGAAGTCTGCAAACATATTAATTTCCCCAGCAGCTACCTGTGTTGCCAACACCGTAACTGTTTACACAGAAAATCAGTTTGACTTCCAGGTGGGAGAATTGGTTACGGTTTTGGGTCTGGTTGATGCAAATGACCCAACAAACACAAGAACTCCTCTAAACGGAGAATACTCAATCACTGCAATAAACACAAACAAGAAATCATTTCAGTATGTAGTTAGTCCATTATCCCCCCTCACAACAACAGCATCGACGGGAGGAAATGCATCTCAATCTATTGCAGAATACACAAACATCTCAAACATATACTTCTATAAAGTTCTTTCTGATGGAAATGGAAATGCGGTACCCGTAAAACTTTGGTCCGGTCTTGGTCAGATTAACGTTGACGGTGGAGAGTTTATCGGTCAGAATAGGTTAGCGGGAGAGTCGTCTACAACGGTATACGACCTCGCTGCGGAATATGTGAATGTTGGAACAGCAAGAAGATTTTTTCTATACTTGAATGGAAAACAAGTTGCAACAGTTGACGATACAGATCCTCTACCCGAATATAACAACATGGCAATATTCTCTAGAGGGTCTTCGAGATGTATGTTTGAAAATGTATATGCACTGGCAAGCAACTATTCAGAAAACACAACCTTCACCCTTGACACCGGAATATCAAAAATATTTGGAGATTCAGAGGTGGACGCAACAGAAGCACTAAGAAAATATGCAATAAGTGGAATAATTCAGAAGACCTATCTGTCTGGAATTAGTTCGAGCGAACCACCAAAGCATAAGATTTATTTTGAAGAATTTGGAACAATACTGAGGGAGATGTCCCACTTTAACGTTAAATATGACAGAGCTTATCCAGCACTGTATGCAAAGCTTATGAAAATTCTAAACAGGTATCAGGGCTACTCTGTCTCCGGATTCTATGCTGGTTCGTATGGAGCGGATTTTTTAATTTTTAACTGCACAGACTTCTTATTAAATCTTGACGATACGTCCGGAAACTATTTAAGAATTCAGGGAATAGCCTTTACTCAGGACACAACCTATAGCCTAACAGTAGATGACTACTACAAGAAAAAGTCTATTCTCAAGAACACGGAAGTCGGATCATCCTCAACCATATTCAATCCACTTAGAGTTATAGATGAGTATGACAAGATTAAAAACTCTAGAATTAAGTATGGAATAAAGCAGTTTTCGGCAATAGACAGTCCATACATCCAAAGTACCGATGTTGCGGAGAGCATTTTTGGTTGGGTAATAGACAAAGTTCGATCCCCCAAAAAATCTGTCGGGATAAACACTTTTGCCACCACAAACCTGCAGCTTGGAGACATTTTAACAATCGATTACAAGGATAGTCAGGGCGGCTTGATTGACATAATATCTCCAGACAATACAAGGTTTGTCGTGTACAATATGGAATACAAAAAGGATGATTCCGGACTTACAACTACGTTATACTTGGTAGAGGTATAATATGGGATTTAGCAATTATGGAGACGTAGAGGCAGCTCTTAGGGCAGAGTCTGACCTTTGGGGTGCCGATCAAAACAAACCAGGGTTTGAAGCTGCAAATGCAAATGCTAACGCGGCAAGGGCTTGGTGGGCAAACTATCAATCTGCTCCTCCCGCGCCCCAATCTCCACCACCTCCACCGCCTCCCCCTCCAACCCCACCAAGCCCATGGATTACAACAAGCTCTTATAAGTCCCCCTCTGGAATAAAGCAAGCTCAGCCGGACATTGTTTTGGATTCAGAGGTAACAACATCTGCAGACTATATTGCTGAAAGATTTTTTGAAGAACTCGGAGGAACAGAGTTGATAAATTTATCTAGACATGACTTAATTGATGGGGTTCAGGTATCCTATAACCCAATAGCAAACTTATCAAAACTAAGACAAAGATTTAATCCAAATAACATTATTGCCACTGATGCCCTTTCAGATAGTGAATTTGCAAGATCAAGCATAGATTTGGTTTCAAGAGGAATGAATATTCCACTTTTCAATAGTAGCGGAAACTTAATCGTAGAAGTTGATATAATTAGGTCAGAGGAAAATATTGAGGTTGAAATTTCTCAAAGCGGAACATTGACAAGGATTGAATTATGATTACAGACTCAGGAAAAGAAATTATATCAAAGTACCTTTTGGGACAGATTCCATCATATGCAAGCCACATATCTATTGGATGTGGAGCAAAGCCATTAGATGCAAATGATGTCGCCCCCTTACCAGCAGAGCTAGCAGCAAAAACTAAGATGGATTTTGAGATGATTCGTGTACCAATATCATCAAAGGGGTTTGTTGACGATAACGGAACAACCAAGGTTTCCTTTACAGCAGACCTTCCAAAAGAAAACAAGTACGACATTACTGAAATAGGTCTGTGGTCTTCCGGAAGCAACAGTCTGGCAGCAAGCTTTAACAGTCGGACAATATTTAACTTTTCAGAAGATTGGCAAGCCCATAGCACATCTATCTCAAGCATAACAACCCCAACACCACCGGGAATAACGGGAGATATAACAACAGCCCTTAAACAGTTTAGAGCATCAAGCAGTGACAGCGTTTTTTCTACCTCAGAGCGCAGATCAAGAAAGGAGGGTCCAAGATTCCTTGATTCAAAAATTTTATTAAGGGGAGACTCCTCTGTTATTCAAGGGGCAACAGGCTCCTGGAGTGGAGAAAATCCATCCTTTAATGTAAACAACAAAGAAAAAGCTGGAACGACGGCAATCCTAACAACGGTAACCCACCTTCTTAATGTTGGGGATAGCATAACGGTAAATATATCTGACTTAGAGTTTGATGGAACCCATGAGATTACTGCAAGAACCAACACAGAGATAACATATGAGCACGACCTATCCAGCACCGTTGCGTCCATTGCAGCAGCGGGAACCGTGGTGTTTTCAGGATCAACACATATCCATCTAAACGCCATCAACTTTGATATCTCAAAAAACTCACCATCAGACATCATATCCCTAGCCTTTAGTTTAATAGATAAAGATTCTGTAGGGGGTGGAGATCCCGACTATGTAAAGATACTTGTTGAATTTTATAGAAATGAAACATCTATTACCACGGGATTTGCAAAGGCAGAAGTGTATATAGCTGGGGGTGAGTTTGCCAATGATAGGTACAAGGTTGTCGAGATTCCAATATCTAGCTTAATCACAAGCCCAGACTTCAGCTCGGAGCAAATAAGAGTAGCAAGGGTTTTTGCATCGGTAATCTACACGGCATCAGGAGAGCAGATGTCCTCACCCCTTCACTATGTGGAGCTAGAAGGACTTCGGATTGAAAATGAAACTACAATAAATCCAGTATATGGAATGGTTGGATACTCCATCGTGAGAACTCCTGATGGACAGCCAATTCATAAATATAAGAATACCAACAACTATGTTGAATTTAGGTTCAATCTGGATGTGGGATAATGCCACAGATATCAATACCAAAAGAAAACTTTTTTGAAACCGACATCTACACTAGAAAAGAAAGCGTAAGATATAGGATTGTCTCCGAAAACAAAAACAATTTTTCTTACTGGTCTCCAATATTTTCCGTAGATACCGGATTTGACTTCATTCCCTATAACAACGTCACAGTAGATAGGACATCAACTCAGGTCTTAGCTTCCTGGGCACTAGCTCAAGTAAAAAAAGATGGTATAGACATCGCACTGCTGCCAGAATACGATGTTTGGATTAGGCTGGGGCTATCTGAGGCAACGGGAGATTGGAAATACTCCCAAAGAGTTATAGGAAACTCCTTTAGTTTGGTGGAAGATGTGGGTGTTTTGGCAATCAGCTATGCAAGTGTGGAGGTGTATAGGCCAATGAGACCAACCGATCATAGAATTGACCTATACGAGGTAGACCAGAGCGCAGCAGCCCTTAAAGTTGATCTCATAAAAGACACAATGATCATGCCAACTGCGAACATCAGTAACGGTGATGCCATGAGATACACATCCCCCACACCCCTTGGAGGTCTGGTTAACGATACCACATATTACGCAAGAGTATACGCCACCGATGAGGTTACCTTTCACCCAACAAAACAGGATGCGATAGATGACACGAATATAGTAGACATAACATCAACAAACAACTTCTTTGGATATTTTAAGTCACAAGAGTCCCTAGTTTATGATTTTTTGCTATACTCAGAGTATAACGTTCCATCGTAATGATATAATTAACCAGGAGATAAAATGGCAAGAGTACCCCTTCCCGACAAGGGACAACCCCTAGACGTAACGTATATCTATCAGATAGCTAACGCGGTCAATGATATATCAGATGCCATATCTACGGCATCATATAACTACACCTCCGTAGACACAAGATCCCTCGGCAGACAAGATCTAAAAAACAACAATGCAAAGTTTTATGCAGGATACAAGGATATCGTTACAGAAGAAAACGTTTCCTCAAACACCACAAAGCCATGGGCAATTGACTTTGCATCAGACTTTAAATACATTCCCGTAGTCACCGCAACTCCAGTAAATATTGGTACTAGTTCGGTGGGAAACGATGTAACGGTCGTCATTACTCAGGTATCTACAACTAGGGTAGAGGGAGTTGTTAGGTTCAACTCCTCTGGACAAGTTAGTACATCTGTAAACATCATTGCCATTGGCATCCCAGCGTGATATAATTAACCGCTATGTTATCTTGCAGAAGGTGTAAAGGGAAAGTTTTTGTTGATAGGCTATTTAGCTCTGAAAACCATCTAGAGACTTTTTGCATTATTTGTGGGGCAAGAAGATTTTATCATAACTGGAGTTCAGATAACAGGGAGGCCGTATGGCTGCTGGAGACGGAGAAGAAGAGATCAAGAACAACACAATCACCGTTATAAGAAGGCCAAGAAGAAAAGTCTGGTTCTTAAACGGAGATTTGGTTAGAATTGCTCATACCAGCAGGGCAGCAGGAATTGTTACATTAGACAATTTAACAAAAGACAAAAAAGAAGTAACGACTATTGTCGAATTTAAAAAGAAAAGAAAAAGAGCTTTTACTGTAAAAGAAGCAGCTACCCTGTTAAACTATCACAGAAAGCACATCCCCAGACTTGTTGAAAAAGGTTTAATACCCAACCCAATAGGCGAGCTTCCAGGAGGGGTCAGGGCATTTCATCATCTATCATACTACTCAGAAGACATCATCATGGAGGCAAGAAGAGCAATGGCCCAGATACACCATGGATGCAAAAGAAAAGATGGATTGATTACAAACAACAAGGTACCCACTGAGCAAGAATTGCGCTATGCCATGGGGGATGGTATCCTTCTTTATACAAAAGATGAAAATGGCAAGTTTACCCCAATATTTTCTGAAACAATATAAGGGTTGACAGGAGGCTTAGCTTCTGATATTATAAAAACACACAAAACTACGGAAAGGTTTTTTATGGAACCAACGAGAATACAGTGGACTTTGGGGTACACGGTGAATGTAGGAAACTTCCAGTCACTGCGCCTTGATTGTCAGATAACAGACTATAAGCACGAAGCCGAAACAGCAAAAGAGGCATCTGATCGTGTATACGCTTTTGTAGAGCAAGAGCTAGTAGAAAAACTCAACCAAGCAAAGGAAGAATTAGGATGAAAAACAAAGAAAACAACTCAAACGCATACATCGCACATGGAGAGAATGCCTTTCTTATTTGTGGATACGGAAACACCTATGGATCAGCCCTAAAAAAAGTGGGTAAGCTAATTGATACCACTGTAAAGAAGAACCCAGAAATCCTGGTTCTTGGACTGAACTCCTCATATGATGAAAGCGGAGAGTTCTGCGTAACAGCAACGCTATCTACAGCAGGTGTCTAGTGTCTGATCGTAAGAGCAAGTTTGCTCTTATCAGTAAGTTCGAGCAGTATTGTAAAAAAAACAACATAGTAAGAGAGCCAATTAACAAGTATAGCGAGCAGTGGGCAGCAGATGCACTGCTAGAATCGTTTAAGTATGAGGACATTCTTTCTGCAATGGAATACTACTTTAAGATAAATGGTTCTCCAAAGTGGAAAGGGTTTGCCAACAATGTAGATCGTCTGCTACAATCCATTAAAATGCAAGAAGAAGATGATCAGTTTCGATCAGAGATGCGTATAAAAGCGAAGGACTGGGCCAGTGACTAACCTAGAAGCAAAAACTTTGTCGGCGGTACTTAACGACAAACAGATGCATGTATTGCTGCAAGCTAACGTGGAGTCACTTTTAAGAACTCACAACGACATCTGGGAATTTACCCGTAATTATTATGATCAGAATCAATCTATACCACCAATAAGCATCGTTAAGCAGCAGTTCCCAGACTTTGACTATACTGCGGAAACTGGAGCAACCAAGCACCACCTTGACGAACTTAGACAAGACTATCTTGTTGATAACGTAAAGATGATGTTGAGGGCTGCTGCCACAGACGTTCAGGAAGGAAAGGCTACAGACGCACTTGATAGGTTAATAACAGAAACCTCTAGCATAAAGCGAGTTACCTCAACGGTCAGGGATCTAGACGTTACTAACATTGACGAGACCATTGCCTACTTCGAACACATCAAAAAGATGAAGGAGAGCGGCAATCATGGAATCTATACAGGTATTAAGGGCTTTGACATGTTCATGCCATCAGGTATCGTTCCCGGGCAGCTGGGGGTCCTCCTAGCCTACCCTGCAATAGGGAAGAGCTGGATGGCACTATACTTTGCGGTAGCTGCTTGGAAGAATGGAAAGACACCGCTAATTGTTTCCTTAGAGATGACAGAATCAGAAGTAAGAAACAGGGTGTTGACAATCATTGGAAACGGAATGTGGTCTCACAGAAAGCTCAGCTCTGGACAGGTTGAAATTGACATGTTCAAGAAGTGGGCAGAGAAAACGTTTGAGGGAAAGCCACCAATACATATTGTTTCTAATGAGGGTATAGGAGAGGTTTCACCCAGCGTGGTTAAGGGTAAGATTGATCAGTACAAGCCAGACATTGTTTTCCTAGACTACCTTAACCTAATGACAAGCAATCAAAAGACTGACAACGAAGTTGTTAAAATGAAAAACCTTAGTCGTGAACTAAAGCTTTTGGCCATTAGCGAGCAGGTTCCAATCATAGCAATCTCTTCTGCAACACCAGATGATGTAACCAACATGAACAGCGTTCCGACCCTTGGTCAGACCTCATGGTCAAGACAGATTGCCTACGATGCCGACTTCCTGCTAGCCTTGGGTAGAGCACCTAATAGCGATGTAATAGAGTGTGTCTTCCGAAAATCAAGAAATGGGCCGCTAGGAGATTTTCTGGTTCAGGTAGACTTTGACGGTGGTAGATTTGTAAACAAAGAGTTTGCATAGGTGATGTATACTTGAGTCATGACGGATTACCTTCACAAGAGAATAAAAAGATTTGAGCTGTCGGGTCAGATACTAGACGACTCCTTTATTCCAAGGATGAGGGGTGAATATATAAGGCTTCTTTCTGATTCAATGAAAGAAACCGGATATGTTCAAAGGTACGATATAGGTCCAGACTGGTCGCTATCATACACTGGAAACTATTATGAGTTTGTTTTAAGCTTATATGGATCATATGTAGGGAGAAAGAGTGCAACATGTATAGAAGGTTTGGACAAGAATCATCCAATATATACACGGGTGAGCAAGTCAAGAGAGCCCTCTCCTGGTCAGGAACAGACATTGAATCAGAAGTAGACTCTGACTATTTGATATTTTGTCCATACCATAATAACTATCGAACACCTGCGGGAGAAGTTAGCAAGGAAAAGGGGACCTTCTTTTGCTTTTCTTGCCATGAGTCAAGATCTTTAATTGAGTTAGTTATGCATACAACAAAGAAGTCATACTTTGAATCTTCAAGATTTATTGATTCAGCCAAGGAGGAGATAGACATCCTGGGAAGCTTAGATAAAATACTCGTTGAGAAAGTAGACTATGTTTCTTATGATGAGATACAGATAAAGAGATTGGGCAGTCAGGGACGGAAGTCCCCCAGGGCAGTCTGGTATTTTGAAAGTAGAAGAATTAGTACAGATTCGATGGCTAAGTTTTCTTTGGGGTACAGCGAAAAACAAGACATGATAACAGTACCAATTAATGACCCTAGTGGCTCTATGTTTGTGGGATTCGTTGGTCGCAGCGTTGAGGGTAAAAGATTTAAAAATACCCCCAACCTTCCAAAGTCCAAGGTTCTGTTCAATTTGCACCGCGCAAAAAGATATGATACAGTCTACGTTGTGGAGTCCTCATTTGATGCGATCAGGCTGGATCAGTGTGGCTTGGCATCGGTGGCCTCCCTAGGTTCAAATATTTCAAAGTTTCAGATAGAACTATTGACAAAGAGCTTTAACTCTATGATAGTTATACCTGACAATGATGATGCTGGCAAGAATATGGCCGACAAAATCATAGACAAGGTAGGCACAAGGGCTGTAGCTTTTAGCCTACCAAATAGATTCAAAGATATTGGCGACATGAGTGATGCTGATATAAAACAGTTAGATATAAAGACCAGCGACCCACTGCTGGCAATGTATAAATAAAATATAAGGAGCGTATTATGGGTGTAATAAAGGGATTAAAACAAATGGAAAAAGCCTTAGAGCGTCCATCAGTTTCCGGCGAAGGCGGAATCAAGGTTCGCTGGCTAAAGCTGGATGATGGTCAAAGCTCCAAGGTTCGTTTTATCAATGAGCTGGACGAAGACTCTCCCAACTTTGATGTCGAGAGAGATCTGGCTATTGTTGTTTCTGAGCACACAAATCCAAAAGACTACAAGCGAAAGGCTGTCTGCACAGTAGAGAGCGAAGGGCGATGCTTTGGATGCGAGATGGCTCGCAAAGAACCAAAGAGTGGTTGGAGAGCAAGGTTCCGATTTTACACCAACCTCCTTGTTGATGATGGTCTAGAAGATCCTTACGTTGCCGTATGGTCACAGGGAGTAGGAAAGCAGTCTGCATTCAACACTCTCAAGGAGTATGCGATTGATACAGGATCTATTTCTAACCGAACCTGGCGCATGAAGCGCAATGGCAGCGGAACGGATACTACCTACATCATTCTTCCAGGAGATCCAGACACAGAAAAGCATGACTGGACTGGAGTAGAGCCCTTCAACCTAGAAAAGGTTGTTCGTGAAGTAGCATATGCAGAGCAAGAGTCCTTTTACTTGGGATTTGAAGCTGCCGGAACAAGTAATACCACCAACATTGATTGGTAATTAGGCTGGTAGGAGGGTATACTCCATCGTGCTGAATTCTCGCAACCCCTAGGGTGGTTATAGTTAATCGGCAAAGCGAGGTTGAAATCCAGTATAGAAGTTGCCCTCCTACCTT